AATAGCAACAAAACACACTAATTTTATAGCTTTAAATCATTTTCCAGATGGTACTGTTAGAATGAGGAAAGATTTTTCTAATATACCAGCATTGCAAAATGACATGAAACAAGAAGCAGAAAAAGATAAGATTGTAATGGATGGTATTAATGTTGTTTTAAATATGCCTGTAAGCATAGAAACAAAACAAATTTTATTAAGAGAAAACTATAATTTATCTGATGAAATGATAAATAGTTTAACAAACGAACAAACACAATCGAATGAATAATTTATTCCAAACTAAAAATATATCTTTTGAAATTAAAGATTTAGATACTGCTGGAAGAAGGGTGCAATTTGCTGCTGCTTCTTTTGGCAATGTTGATAGCGATAATGATGTAATATCAAAAGGTGCTTTTGCTAAATCAATTAGTGAACGTGGGCCAGAATCAACATCAAACAGAAAAATTAAGTATCTAAGATACCATGATTTTGAACATGAAATTGGATTAATAAAAAGTTTAGAAGAAACACATGATCATTTAGTTGTTACTGCTGATCTTGGAAGAAGCACAAAAGGAAATGATGCTTTTTTAGATTATCAAGATGGTATAATAACTGAACATTCAATTGGATTTATGTTGGTTAATGATAAGATTAACATAATGGATAGTGGTGTAAGGGAGTTAAAAGAGGTTAATTTAATGGAATGTTCTGCTGTTACTTTTGGAGCGAATAGTGAAACACCTGTTTTTAATGTTTCAAAAGGTAATGAAACTGAATACCTTGAAAAGTTAAATAATCAAGTTAACGGTTATTTAAATGCCTTGAAAAATGGAAAAGGTACTGATGAAAGACTTGAACAAATAGAAAATAATTTACGAGTATGCCAACTCAAATACAACAATTTAATTAATTCACTTAAAGAAGGTAAGCCGTCTAATGACACTAATCCAATTAAGCCGAATGAAGCTAAAGAGTTCTATTTAAATTTATTAACAAACAAATAAAAAAAACAATTTAAAATGGAAAAATTTGTAGAAAAATCTGCTGATGTTTTAGCCAAAATGAGTGCTGAAGAATTAGCTGGATATTACAACGCAAAAAACGAAGCAACAAGTGCTGAAATTAAAGCCCTTAAAGATTCAGCAAAAAATGCAGAAGATGTTGCAGAAGAATTAAAATCTAAAATGGCAACTTTAGAAGCTGATAAATTAGAGCAAATGAAATCTTTAAACGATACTTTGAAACAACATGGTATTGCTATAAAGAAATTAAATGCACAAGAAAAAGAAGCTGGTGAAGGTGTTGTTAACACAATCGAAAAAGGATTGAAAGACAACAAAGAAGCATTATCTGGTCTTAAAGGTAACAGAAGTGCATCAGTTAGTTTTAAAGCTGCTGGGACTATGTTAATATCTAGTAATGTTTCTGGAGGGAATGTACCAGTAGAACAAAGATTAGCTGGATTAAATGCTATTCCTTCAAGAAGAATCAGATTATTAGATGTTGTATCAAGAGGTGCTGCTGAATCAAATGTTATTTCTTGGGTTTACCAAGCTAATAAAGATGGTGCTGCTGGTGGAACTGCTGAAGGTGATCTAAAAAATCAAATTGATTTTGATTTAGTTGTTGCTTCTGAATCAGTTAAGAAAAGAACTGCATTTATCAAAGTATCAGAAGAAATGATTGACGATATTTCTTTTATGCAATCAGAAATTCAAAACGAATTAATGAGAGAGCTTTTAAAAGATGTTGAATCACAAGTTTATGAAGGTGATGGTACTGGTACTAACTTAAATGGTATTAGAACTGTTTCAACTGCTTTTGCTGCTGGTTCTTTCGCTGGAACTGTTGACAATGCAAATGAAGCTGATGTATTAACTGTTGCAATGAACCAAATCCAAGTTGCTGATCACGACAATGCAACTTATGCTTTCGTTCACCCGAACACAATTACAACTCTTAAATTAATCAAAACTTCTTCAACTGATAGAAGATACATTGATAGATTAGCAATGGTTGCTGGTCAATTATCATTAGATGGTGTTACTTTAGTTCCAACTACATTGGTAACTGATGGTGAATACTTAATTGGTAACTTTGATTTAGCTACTGTTTATGATAAAGGATCAATGAGTATCGAAATCGGAAGAGATTCTGATGATTTCACTAAAAACCTTTTAACAGTTTTAGCTGAATGGAGAGGTTTAGTAATTGTTAAAAACAATGATAGAACTGCATTTATTAGTGGTGTTTTCGCTACTGATAAAGCAGCATTAGAAACTTCATAACTAGTTTCCTAATTTCCTTTAGCCTGTGCAGAAATGTACGGGCTTTTGGAGTTAAAAGACGTTAAGTTATGGAAAAGAAAAAAATACAAAACAAAAAACAAAAGGCAAAGCCACAAAATAAATCTATTGACTGGAATGCTTTAGGTGAAAAGGTAATGATTATTGCAATTGATCATAAACACATGGAAGAAGGTAAAGAATATAGAGTTACAAAAGAGATTGCAAAAATATTAGTAGAAAAAAAGGCTGCAAAATTAAAATAAAAAATGGGATTAGTACAAACAACAGATTTTATAGGTGAATACAAAGTTAGTCAATCAGTTTATGGTGATTTATCTTTGTACATTGAAAAGTATGAAAAACACTATTTGATGAATCTTATGGGGGCTGATTTGTATAATCTTTTTGTTGCTGATTTGACTGCAACAACACCACAAGTTCCACAAACGCAAAGATTCTTAGATATTTATAACTCTTTTGATATTGATAAAGATAGTTTTATTAGATCAAGTGAGGGAATGGTTAAAATGTTGGTTCAATTTATTTACTTTCATTACATGAGAGATACAAACTATGAACAAACAGATAGTGGTGTTGCGCGAACAGTATCAGAAGTTAGTTCTATTTTGCCATATGACGGCTATAATTTGATTGAATCATATAATCAAGGGGCAAAGAACTATAAAGAAATTCAATGGTTTATATGTGATTATACATCAGTTTATCCAGAAGAAAATGTGCAATTATTAGAATATTCTTGTGGTATATGAGAAATTTAACATTATTAAATAATGTTGATGCTTCAATTCAAAGCATAAGCGAACCAATCAATCTTGAACAAAGAACTGATTGGGAACTTATAGTTGAATCTTCTGGATTAGATGATATTCCAAAACTATTTATTGAAAGGGGCTTTAATGCTGGAAAATGTAATCCTTTACCAACTGATTGGTACACATTATCTAACAAATGTAATTTAGATGGATCATTTCCAATAGATGATACTGAAATTCAGATTGAAAAAATTGGATTTACTGCTAATTGGTTTAGAGTAAGAATAGAACCAGAATCAAATACATCTGGAAATATAACTATAAAAATACATTATAAACAATACCCTTGAAAAATTACAATTTAAATAACAGTATTGATGCTTGTGATTTAGAAGAAATTTTACAGGCTGGCAACAATATTACAATAACCAAGATTGATGATTGCACTTTGGAAATAAGTTCAACAGGTGGTGGTTCAAGTAATGGCATAAAATACCATTTCAAATCTGGTGATAGTATAAATATACAAGATTGTGTACAATACAACCTTTATTATAATCTTATTTTAGATAATAATAGTATCTTTACAATAGATAATGGTGGTCAATTAGTCGTTCATAATGGAGCGATAACAAATAACGGTCAGTTAGTTAATAATGGTCAAATTTTTAACACATGAGTGAATATATTATAAATCAAATAGCAGCAGCAAGTGTTCCTGATGCACCAGTTGGAGCATTTACTTTATTCTTAGATACTGATGGAATATGGAAGAAAAAAGATGAAAATGGTGTTGTTAGTGCAGTAAGTCAGGCAGAAACACAAGGATTACCAGATGTTTTAGGCTTAGATAATACTACTGGAGCAAATGATATTATAATTGATCAAGGTCAAGTTGTAAAAAATGGTAAGTTTTCAATAGATTTAAATACTGGAACTGATGGAAATGCTGAATTAAAGAATGATAAAACTTCTTTAAAGATGCTTAATAATGGAAATTTCAACACAACAGTAGGAAGTTTTTTATCTGACACCCATTTTACACAAATTACACAAACTATAACATCATTTGTTTTTGGTTTGGTTAAAAGTACCTTCTCAAAGATTGGACAAATACAGATTGCAGAAAATGATGCTGGTTCTGTGTCTAGTGGTACATTACCAAACTATCCAACAATCATAACAGCACAAAATTCTAATGTTAATTCTGGAGTAATTAATTCAGTAATAAGTGGTGGTAATGGTATTATAGCAAAAACAGATAACACTAATTATTCAACCCAAATAGCATACTCAAAAGGTCAAGAGGCGTTTGAATTAATAGTTAACCACACAACACCGACTGCTGATAGATTACAAACACATCAAGACGCAAGTGGAACAATTGCACTACTAAGTGACATACCACCAAGTTTTAATGTTGATTTAGATAGTTCTGAATCATCAGTTGCTAGAGTTTTTGCTGCTGGTAGAACAACATTTACAATTACTCATAATTTAGGAACTTTAGATTTAAAACCAGAAGTTTTTAGGTTATCAGATGGTAGAACAATAGGATGGAGAATTGAAAGAACAGGAATTAATACAATAGAAGCAAGCAGGGCTGGTAATGTAGCTGATGGATTATTTAGAATTTTAATATAGTATAAAATAAAAAATGGAAGTAAACGACATATTAAAGCTAATTAGTTTAACACAATCAGAAATAAATGCTTTAACAGATAAAGTTGGACTTTATTTCAATAGTACTACTGGAAAATTGAACTTAAATGGTACAGATATGAGTTCTGGTGGTATGGATGCAGCAACATATGATCCAAATAATGTTCAAGATGATGCCTTTGATTATTCAAATTTTCTTGGTACTTTTCAGATTAAAGGTAGTTCAACAACTATAAATATGAGTTCTGATATTGATAATTTAGATGTTGATGGTTATAACATAGTTTATTTAACTGCTAGTTCTTCTGATAGGAGGATAACAGGAATAAAAGCACCACCTTCTGGTGTGAATAGAGTTATATATTTTTTCAATAATGATTCAAATAGTAGAAAAAAATTCATTGGTAATTCTGGAAGCAGTTTATCAAACAACAGGATAGTTTTAAGAGGAAATTCTGGATCAAGAAATTTTGATGATTATCAAGTGGCACAAGCGATTTATAATCATAGTATTAATAAATGGTTTATCACTAGAATAGCATAATGAAAAATTTTTACAAAGATACAACAGGAGCAATTGCATTTGAAGATTCTGCACCAGCAGGATATTCATTAATAACAGATATACAGGAAAAACAACAGGCTTGGAAAAACAAGTATGAGGAAAGGAGAATAGATGGTGAAAATTATTATACAGAAACACAAGCTGAATTATACATTGATATATTAGATGGTGTTTACACATCAGTACAAGTTTTTGAATTTGAAGATCATACATCTGACTTAAGTAAGCAAATAAGAACTGGAAACTGGTTAACAGCACAAAGCGTTGTTGATGCTTTACCTATAAGTGGAATATTTGATGCTACAAAAAAAGCAGAAATTAAATCATACATAGATGATTATGTTTTATTGAACTATTAATAAAAAAATGATAAAAAATTAAAAAAATGCCTCATAGAATACTTAAATTAGCACAAATGGATTATCAAATGATATTTTTAAATGCAGCAAGTGTTGGAACACTTATAACAAATGCAATAGCAGAAAGTGCTAATAAATGGGCGGTTGCTTTTTTAATTTTTACAGTTGGTGTTCTTAATTTAGCAAAGGCATATAGCACAATAAAAGGAAATAAACAGAATAAGGATAAGAAATAAATTATTTTAGTTATGAAAAACAGAAAAGAAACAGTTGATGTAGTTGGTGAATTAGTAGCCAATATTGATACTACTGTTAAAATAAATGAAATAATTGATAATTCAGATGGAACTTTTACAATATTTACTTGCAATACTAAGTATTTAAAGCCATTAATTAAGTTTACAGTAAATGGTGAAGAATACGAAGTAATTGATGATGCTGGACGTGAATTTGTTCCAAATAGACAATTTAGTGTTTATGGGAATACAATAATAACAGAATCAGTTATTCAGTTAGAACCGATGAAGTATTTTCATGGAACTGTTATTGCCACAAGTGCAGAACTAGACAAAAAGCAATTTGATACAGATAAATTTCCAATGGTTTATTTATTGGAAGTAATAAATGACAATTTTAACAATTTACCACAAGATAAAATTGATCGAGTGAGTGATTTTAGATTGTTTTTCTTAACAAATACAGATGAAGAAAACTGGTTAACTGCTGATCATTACAGATTAGCAATTAAACCTATGAGAAATATGTTATATCAGTTTATAAATGAGCTGAATAATAACGAAAACATTGAAGAATTTAGTAATTTTACAGCAATTAACCATGCGAAGTTTGGAGTTTATTCCACCGACAAAGGGCATACTCGAAGGATATTAAACGACAAAACAAGCGGTGTTGAAGTAAGGCTAAATTTGCCAATAGTATCAGGACAATTATGTCTTGTATGCGATTAATTAATAATGGGGTGTTGAAGCCTCACACTAAAATTTAAAAAAATGTTTGAACCATGTGCTTGTGGAACAGGTGGTACTAATACAGGACAACCGAACTGTGTTCCTACAATTGAAAGAACGGCAAAACTTATTTTTGTTCCTACTTTCGCAAATGATGGTACAAGAAATTCTATAAACAAAAGTGATTTTGTGAATGACTTGTTACCAGATTCTTTTATAGAATCAAAAATTAATGAAACAGATTCATCTAAAAGATGGTATGTTACACCAAAAATTAATGCTGTTACAGATACAAGAGCAGAACCAGTTACATTTGATGTAGATGGAATTGCTAAGATCATTGATCAAGGAATTAGAACTTTTGTTGGTTCTTATTATGATAAACTAGGAAGCCCAACTTTTGCTGGAGCTTTAAATTCATTTTCTTGTATTGATATGTCTTATTTTGAGATTTCAGTCAATGGTGATTTAGTTGGTATTGATAACGGTGATGAAATGTTGCCAATTTCAATCGAAACTGGAACATTGTATGCTGGAGTTGTAAGAGGTACAAAAACAGAATTAAATTCAGTATCATTAACTTTTGCTGTTAATGAATTAGTAAGAGATGAAAATCTAATACAAATTGCTGCTGGAATGATTGATTCAACATTGTTAAACAAAAGAGGTTTAATTGATGTTATTGGTGAGGCATTAGCTGCTCCAGTTATTACTGCAACAACAGTAAGAATTGATACTACTTTTGTTTATGGATCATTTAATAACTTAGTTCCTTTTGAAGGATTAGTTGTTGCTGATTTAGCTGCATACAACAATACTCAATCGGCAAGTATTACAGTTTCTTCTGTTACACCTGTGACTGGTGAAGCTGGTCAATATGATGTTGTTTTGGCTGCTGGTGCAATTTCAGCTGATGAAATACAGTTATCATTATCAAAAAGCGGTTTTGAAATGAATCCTTTTACTTACTTAATACCATAAAAACATGAGTAAAGAAGATAAATATGCTGAAATGTTTAATCCTCTTGCTTTTGTAGGTGTATCAAAAACAGAATTTAAAGATCAGTATAAAGGTAAAAGCCCTTTTGACCTGGATTCTGTTTGGCATTGGATTTCTAAAAATAGACCACAGAAGTCTAAGAAAAAAAATGCAAGATAAACTGTTTAAATCTATAAGGGCATCATTGACATTGGATGAAAAAAAGATGTTTAATGATGTCCTTAAAGATAAAGGATTGCAAGATTTTATATTATTTCTGAATAAAAGCCAATTATTTGATGGTGAAGATTCGCTTGGTGTGAGTTTAAAACAAATTGGTGGTGGTTATTCTTTCACAACAGAATTATTATCATCTGGAAAATCATTTAATTTTGCTGGAAAATCAAAAACAAAGAAGGCTGGAGAAAGCCCTTTCTTGTTAGATACTGGAGATTATTATGATAGTTATAATATCAAACTAGGTGATGGTTTTTTTAGGATTGATTCAAATCCACAAAAAGATCAAAACAATTTAGAAGATAGTTTTGGAGACAATTTAGCTGGATTGCAAGAAGAAAATTTACAAAAGATAATAGATGTTATTTTTAAAAAATTTGTTCAAGAAACAAGAAGAATTATACAAGGATAGTTCTAAAGTTTATAGTTCTATTGATGATTTACCACAATGGAACTGGTCACAAGTTCATAAGACTGGTAATTTAGCTTATTTAAAGAAATTAAACAGTTACAGGAAGCTAGAAGAAGATAATTCATTAGTATTGGAGCAATTATGGCTTGGTATTTATGATGAATATTTAGAAGAATTTGGATTATCAAAGGAATATAAAGATATTTTAGAGAAGAAAAAAGAAATTGCAAGGCTAAAAAATGAGTTTATAATGACTGATAATAGATCATTATTAAACTTTATAAAGATTGAAGAAATAGAATTAGAAGCCACATTTGATAAATCTGAATCAATGAGTTTTGAAAGTGCTGTTGTTGGTATTGAGAAGATACAAAAAATTAGAATTAATCCAAAAGAAATAACTGTTTATGAATTTCATAACTATTTAAGAACCTTAAAAGAACAAAAAGATGGCAAATAATACAATAAAAGGTGCTGGTGATATTTATGAAAAAGATCTGTATGGTGATTTAGCAAAAAGTGCTAAAGAAGTATTACCGTTGCTCGATAAAATTAATGATGCTTTAAAGGAAACAACAAAAGTTAATGAAAAGTTAGTAAATACAGAAGCAAAGACTGTTGAAGAATTAAATAAGTTAAACAAGGGGCTTAATCAAACAGAACAAGCATACAAACAAAAATTAGATTTAGATAAAGAAAGGTTAAAACTAGAGCAAAGACTTTCTAAAGGTAGAACTGAAGAAGCACAACAAAATGAAGAATTAAAAATACAAATATCAGAAGAAACTAAGGAGCGTAAAAGATTAGCTAAAGAAACTCTTGGATTAACAAGTGCATACCAGAAAGAAAGCAAAAGATTAAATGATTTAAGAAAAAGATACAAGGATTTAGTCCTTGAAGAAGGAAAAGCAACAAAGGAAACTAAGAAATTAGAAAAAGAAATAACAAAATTAGATAAAGAGCTTAAAGAAGTTGATGCTGCTGCCGGTCAATTTCAAAGAAATGTTGGTAACTATCCAGATACATTAGGAAAGGCATCACAAGCCATTCTTGCTGTTGCTGCTGCTGCTGGTGGTGCTTCTGCTGCATTTAATGGTGTTAAAACTTCTTTAGAATCAACAGAAGAAGGAAGTGAAGATTTACAAAAAGTTACTGCTGGACTTGGTGCAGTATGGCTAAAATTAAAAAATACTGCTGCTGCTGCTGCATTAGATGTTTTTGATTATGGAAAAGCAGTAAAAGAAAATATTGATAGTGGTAAAGGTTTTATTGACTCATTAAAAGGTCAAGATGAACAGTTTCAAAGAACTGGAAAACAAACAGAAAATTTTGTATCTGATATAAAAACACTAGTTGAAGCTGAAACAGAAGCAGCAGAAAGGGCAATAGATTTAGAAAAGAGAATTAGAGGCTTAGAAAAAGCTATTGCAAAAACAAACGAAGTAATTGAAACACAAAATGCAATCGCTGGAGATACAACAAGATCATTTAATGAAATTGAAATAGCAGCTTTTAAGGCACAAGAAGCACAACAAGCTAGAGCAAACATACTTATTTCAATAGCAAAAGAAGAACTTCAAATTATTAGAGATAGAATACAAGCTAGAAAAGATTCAAATACTTCATTTATTGATTTATTGGATGAAGAAAAAGATGCAGTAATAACATTGCAAGAAGCAAGAACTGATGCTGCTGTTGAACAACTAGAAACTGATAAATTACTTAGAGAAAACGCAAGAGATAGATTTGAACGTGAATTAGATTTTGCAATAGATGCTTTTGACACAACTAAAACAATAAGTGAAAGACAAATAGCAAACGAAAGAAACAATTTAGAAGAAAGAAATAAGAATTTTAAAAGACTTAATATTTTAACAGAATCATCTTTTCAAAGTCAATTAGAATTAATAAAAAGTTTCACAAAAGAAAAAATTGATTTAGATGAATTATCAAAAGAATCTGATGAATCAGTAATTAGACAAAGATTAAGAAATTTTAATTTTGATGATGTTACTTTGGGGCGTATTTTAGAAATAATAAAAGAACGTAAAATAGCAACACAAGATTTAGCAGATGCACAACAAGAATTAAATGATTCTAATTCTGAAAGTATTGATTTAAATAAAGATATTATTGCACAAGAAGAAGCATTGTATACTATAATAACAAGCGGTGCAGAAGAATCAACAGAAGCATTAAAAAAACTTGAAGAACAAAGAGATTTAGATAATATTGAAAACTTAGAAAGAAGATTAGATGCAGAAAAAGAAGGTAGTATTACATTTTTGAACCTTCAAAAAGAATTAAATGATGCTTTATTGGACCAGCAAGAAAAAAGACTTGCAAAAGAAGATGAAAACAGAAAAGAGGCACTAGAAAAAGAAAAAGAAGATGCAGAACAAAGAGCTGCAATACAAGATGCTTTATTAAAAAAATTAGAAGAATCTATATTGAAAAGATCAGAAGCAAGGCAAAAAGATTTAGAAGATCAGCTTGATTCATCAAAAGAAAATCAGGATAGATTAAGAGAATTAGCAGATAAAGGTTCATTAGATGCACAAAGAAGTATTGCAGCCGAAACAAAAAAACAAGCAGAATTACAAAGAGCACAAGAAAGAGAAGAAAGAAAAAGAGAATTAGTTACTGCTGGTTTTAAAATATTTAGTGCATTACTTGATCAAGGTAAAGATCCAGGTTCAGCAACATTGGAAACTGCTGCTTTATTAGGTGCATTACCAGCTATTATTGAAGCAGTACCAGCATTTTATGAAGGAACTGAATCAACTGGAACTGTTAAAAATGCTTTAGATTCAAATGGTGGTCGTTTAGCAATGTTACATGATAATGAGCGTGTAATGACTGAAAAACAGAACAAAAAAATGGGTGGAATTAGTAATGATGAAGCAGCAAATATTATACAGCGTTATAATATGGGAGAATTATTTGATCATAATAATGTAGGATTTAGTGATTCATTGATAAATTCAGTATCTTTAAACGGTATGAATAAGGTACTGGAAGGTAAAATTGATCAATTAAATCAAAGCATTAAAAACATAAAGATTCCAGAAACAACTGTTAAAGCTGATGAATTAAGAAATATGTTAATAATTACAAAGAAGCAAGGCAATAAAGTAGAAAAACAAATTAGTAAATTACATTAATGAGTAATTTAAGCATAAATACAGAACAAAAATATCTATTAAATGGTGTTCAATATAATGCACCAGAAGGATGGGAAGATGTAACAATAGAAGCTAGTTATGAAAATGATAATATACAGCCATCATTAACAGTTTCAGATTACACATTTCCACTTGAAGCAAGAAATGCTGTTTTTAATTGGTTTCATGGGGCTTTAGGTGCTTTTGAAGGTATGCCATTTGAACTAATACTTTACAACAATCAATCGCAGCAAATTAGCTTTAAAGCGTTTCTTGATTTTTATAGTAATTATGAAGAACTTACATTTGATGGAAAAGTTAATACAAGCCTATTAAAAGAAGATAGTATTGATAATTTGTTTAGTAAATTAGAATCATTAACTTATGGATATTTAGAAGAAATAAATGTTTTTACTCAAAGTGATTATGTAACAGTTCCCTATGTTGTTGAAAAAAAATTCAATCTATTTGAATTAGTTATTACAAGCGTAACAACTTTTTTAATGTACAAGGAACTTTATGAAGCCATAACAAAAACAATTGATAATGCAAATAAACTTGCAACTTCTACAATACCAATGCCTGGTGTAGGTGGTACTGGTCCAGTACTTTCTACTAATATTCCAGCGATAATTTACGCTGCTTTATCTTTAGTAATACAGATAATTTACACAACATTAATATTAATTGCTGTCATAGAATTATCTAAACAGCTTTTTAACTCATTAGTTCCACCAAAAAGAGATCATAAAGCGATATTATTAAAAACTGCATTAACAAAAGTTGCTCAATATTTAGGTTATGGACTTGTTGCACCAGAACCTTTATTTAATTTTATTCATTATTTACCAAGCAATCCAAGACTGGATGAAAAAGATAATAATGGATTTATTCAAAGTACTAAAGGAACACAATCTGGAATACCTAATGTTGTTGATTATGGCTATAATTGTTCTGATATGTTCAATCTAGCAAAAAAATTAATTCGTGGTAAAATAGCAATAATAAATGGAAACATTCATATAAGACCGTTTAATGATCCATTTTGGCAGCAAAATTCATTGTGGCAAATGCCAGATGTTAGAATTGAATCAAAAAGATACAATTTAAGCGACTTAAAAGGAACTAGAGTTATACAATTTAGCATTGATCAAAATGATGAATGGACTATTGACAATTATAAAGGTACTGCTTATGAAATACATACTGATCCAATAACAGTTCAAAACCAACAAGCGGTACTTTTAAAAGGATTAGATGAAGTTAATTTTAATGTTGCATTAGGCAATAGGAAAAATGAACTAAACGCAATAGAAAAGTTATTAAAAACATTAGGTGGCATTGTGGATTCCGTTACTGGAACACTTGGTGGTGGTACAAATTTTTCTGGATCAATAAGTGCAAAAGTTGGTGTTTTAAAACAAAGCGAAAATTGGCATACAATACCAAAATTATTGCCATTATTTGGTGGAAAATTACCAACAAATCACAGAAGTTTATTCAATGCTAAAAATCTTTATGATGAATATTTGAGTTATGATAGTTTTATAAAAAATAATTTCAGAAGGCAAAGAGCTGTTTATAATGATGTTGAAATTCCTTTTGGAATAGAAGATTTTAAGCAATTAACAGAAAATAGTTACTTTTATTTTAATGGTAATTTAGCAAAAATAATTAATTTTACATGGGTAACTGGTAAAGATAAAGCAAATATTTCTTTTTGGGTAGAAGAAAATTATACTAAAAATTTACAAGAAACTTTTATAGAGCCTCAATAATGGATGATTTACAAAAATTATTAAAAGAAACAACTGAAAATCTTGAAAGGTTTATTAATGAAAAAGATAAACAAATAAATGAAAAGATGCCAGAAGTTAAAAAGGCTTGTACGCCAGCACAATTTGAATTTATAGAAAATTCATTAAAAAGTGCAAAGAAAGGTGAATTAAATCTATCAACTTTTATGGAACAGGTAAAAATATTTAATCATGGGAGTTGAAATAATAATAAAAAACCAAAACACTAGGAGCGAATTTCAAAATGGATTGTTTTTTGTTGATAATCCTTTAGATTTTACAAATAATTTAGCTGGTTCTGTAATGGAAACGGTTCGAGATTATAAACTAATTGAAATTGGATGGACTTCAAAAAGTAAAGATAGTGGTGCAACATGGACTGTAAACACAGCAACAGGTTCAATTTACAGTACTGCTGGAAATTTTATAACTGATGGCTTTTCTGTTGGTGATACATTTTATTATGAAGATATTTCTGGTGGTGGTGGTACTAATTTTTCTGGGCAAATAACATCTTTAAGTGCAACAACAATGTTTTTTACATTGCTTAGTGGTTCGAGAGCAAATGCTGATACTGATGCACAAATTAGAGGCACAACAGATTTAACTGCTTCAATATTTAAGTTTGGTTTGATTGGCAACAATGAAAGTTTTAATGTAGAATCAAAAGTTAGTGGTAATGATCAAGCATATTATGCTTCTGGAGTAGGTGAAAGAGTTGGTGGTGTTCGTAATACATCATTTCAATTTATGCAGAAGTTAGGACAGTATAAAGATTGGCAAACTGGATCAATGCAAATTAGATTTGTTCAAGATTCTTACAATCCAGCAACAGCACAAACTGGTGGTCAATTGTTTGAGGTGTTACATAAATATACAATAGTTCCTTATTATTTGGATGGTGAACTTTCAAATCTTCAAAATAATGTAATACCACCATTATTAAATGGATTAAATTCACTGAAATATGTTTATGAACCGGGATTTAGAACGGTTTTATCTAATCCAAATAGCGAAAAAACAAAGCAAATTGACTATGTAAAAGGAAGTATTGCATGGTATAATGAAAATTTTAACGGTTTTAATAATTTATACAATGTTAAATCTGTTAATTATCAAGATGCAAACACATTAACTAGTGCTAGTGGATTGTTAGTAGCTGGAAAAACTAGAGTAACAGTTATTGTTGAAAATACTTCTGGAGCTTATACAGGTGGTGAAAGGTTTGGAGCTTATGTAAGCTATTTACCAGAACAAAGTGAATATGAAGATACTATTTTAACAGATTTAAAAGATAATTTTATTTATGATCGAGTAATTGAAAATGAAGGTCAAGCACCAATTGCTGGTGATTCATTTATAACTAATGGATTTGCTACTGTTGTTGGTACTGATTTACAGATTGAATTTGATGTTGAATACAATACTGCACAAAAAATAAGATTATCAAATAAAATTGCACAAAATCCAATATATTTTGTTTTAGCTGTTCAGCTTGGAGATACAGGACTTGGTGCTGGTAATTCTGATAAAGTAATGTTACTTGCTGATGTTGGATTGTATGATGAAAGCCCAGATATTGCTGGATTGATGGATGTAACAAAGTTTAATATCTATCCACACGATAGGCAAATTGGTGTTGGATCACCTTCAACAAACATGACTTTATGGAATGAAGATGGATTAGTTGTTGATTTTGATTTTGATTTAGATTTGAATTTAAATGCTTTTATTAATACATTAGAATTTAAACTGGTAGCACATAATTCGACAACAAATAATGTTTTTGAATTGGATTCTTATTCATATCAAATTGCTGGTAGTGTTGTTAGTAGCGGTGTGCAACAGTTAAACATATCAACAAATAGGGGTTACATACTAAACGCAAGTGATCAGTTTAATGATGTTCAATTAAGTGTTGGAAGTAATGCTGCTGGTGTTCAAACTTATAATGGTAGATTTGCACAAAAGATAAGTTGGCAAGATTGGATTGCTAACTTAGGAGTTGATACAATTTTTTATGATTCTAATGAGCCAAATGATAATTTAAATAATAAAGCTAGTAATTATTCAGCTTTAAATGGTTATGATATTAAATTAGCTGTTTCTGCTAACTTGTTTGGAACAAATACATTTGGAACTTCTGGTTTAACAGATTACTTATTTTTAAGCCCTTCACTAGGTGTTTTTGATTATGAAGAAGATGGTAATGTTCTAGCGGTTTGGAGTGGTGTGGTAGAAACATTTAATCCATTAACATCAGCAAATTTAAATGGTGCTGTTTTAACTGGTCAAGATACGTTGTTTAGAACAACTTGGACTAATTCAAATGGTGCTGTTACATCTTTGACTGGTATTTGGGGCATAAATAGAATTGAAGAAACTGGTGATATTGGATCACAAATAACAGAAATGAGTTCTTTAAATGCTCCAGCATCAAATCAAATATTAATTCCTTCTAGTGGTACTAATTTATTTGTATATCTTAATGCTGGTAATGTTGTTTTTGAATGTTTGGTTGATGGATCATTAGCACAATCTGGTATTAATTACAATTTATCAAGTAGAATACAAGATTCAACATCTTTAGTTGATGGAAAAAGAACAAGCCCATTAAATGAAGTTAAAGATACTAGTGGAACACCAACAAACAAAGTAGAATCACCATGATAATAACACAATTACCCAATACAAATCCATACAGTTACGGTTCTGGAAATGCTGTAAAGGTATTAGGACCAGCTTTGCCAGAAATACCAGCAGATGAAATTAATGATGTTTGCATTTGTGATTATATTCAATGCCAATATATTGAAAAAGTTTTTGCAAGTCAAGCACCAAACAATGAGTATTACAAAAATGATAAAAATGATTTTTTATTTAAAAGATTTGTTGCTTCTGATACGGTTGCAATCGAACTTTATAAAGATGATGTAAAGATTGAAGATTTAAATACTAATGCGTTTGGTACTTATTTTAATGGTTTTCCTAGTGGTAATCCAGAACAACAACTTTACGTAGGTTATTTATTAGATTGGGAGCTTGTACAAGCAACACATGGTAATGGTTATTATCAAGTGAAAGCACAATTAAATATAATTGGCGTTGCATCTACTTATGAAAGTAGATTGTTTAATTTATTGCAGTATGGAGATGTTGAAGCCAATAATACTGTAAGGATTGAAAGTTACCAAAATGGGAACATTTTCGGAAGTCAATTTGATTTTACTGGTTTAAATTGGTACTCTAGTTTAAGGATAACAGGAAGGTTTGGCAATCCTTCACCAGTTTTGGAAGTTGAAAATTACATAAATACAAACCATGAAAAGCGACAAATTACTGCAAAAAACAGTAGAGAATGGACTTTAATAACTGGTTTAATTAATTATGAAGTTGCGACAAAATTACTTTATAACAAATTACTAGGAAACAAAGTATTAATAACAGATTATCTAATTAAAGCAGAAAGCATTTTTAGGCGTGTTGATGTAATGGTAACAGAAATAGATAAACCAGAAATAAAAGGAACACCAGATAGATCATACACAATGAAATTTGTAGATAGACAAGATAAATTCAGAAAAAGAAACTTTTAAATAAATAAAAAAAATGGGACAACAAATAAACCAATACACAAAACAAAGAATTGAATCAACAATTGAAAATGATGATTTGTTGGATGTGGATTCAACAGATGATGCTGGATCTAGTTATGAATCAGCAAAAATGAAAGTTCTGGAATTTGTTAATTATATTAAATCGCAAGTCCAAACGCTTTATACATCTGATGGAACATTAACAGGTGATAGAAACGTAACTGCAAATGGTAATTTTACTAAATTTAATGGTGGTGATGTGATAGTGAAAGTTGCTGATGAAGTTACAGATAATGCTTTTTTAGTTAATGATATTAGTGATGTTGAAAAAGCCAGAATGGGTTTTGATCAAGCAACAGATTCAGCAGAATTGAATTTAAAAAATAATACAGGTACATATTTTGAAGCTAATGATGGTGATGTTTCAATAAATACAGATGTCGCACATATTAATAGTGATACTGTTATTCTAGGAAGTCAAGCTGGAGATGCTAATTTTAGATTAAATATAGATACTAATGGAAGTATAAATCCAATTTCTTTACATGAGAACAGACCAGGAGGCGGTTTAAATGGAGATAATAATAGTATTGATTTTTACTATAATGATTCAACAGGATCAAAAACATTAGGTGGTCAAATACAAACAATAATCGGAATACCTACATCTGGAGATGTTAAAATGTCAATGATATTGAAAAATGATCTAAAAATTCAAGATACTGGGCGTGTTTTAGTTACTCCAAATGCTTTAACGGCTGCTGCTGTTGCACAATTTGAAGTTAGAAGTACAACTGCTTCTGGTGGAAACACAACTTGTTTATTCAAAGCTGGTGGCAATACAGCGTCACAATTAGTTTTATGGTTACAAAATTTATCAGGAAACAATTTAATGTATGTTGATGCAACTGGTAAACACTTTCACAATGTTTCTAAACTGGCAACTGGTGATTTTCAAATGTCAGGAGACAATGAAACTTATGTTTTTTACATGAATGCTGGAACAGAAAATGTTGGAATTGGTACAAATAATCCAAGTAGTTCTGCTGCTTTAGAAGTAAACAGTACAAGTAAAGGATTCAGAATTGCACCAATGACTGCTGCACAAGCATCTGCAATAACACCAAGTGAGGGTTTAATGGTTTTTACTTCTGATACTGATGCAACATTTACAAGTGTTGGTTTTTGGGGTTATGAAAGTGGTTCATGGAATAAGTTATAAAATTTAATTAATTTTACAAAAAAAACAAATAAAATGATAAAGATTAATAAAGAATTACAGCGTCCAGATGGTGGAAATGTTAAAGCTGGAAGCATAGTAGATTACAATGCCAGATTTTTAAGTGATGTTACAACAATAGTATATGATTTAAAATTATATTTTAATCAAAAAGCAATTGATGACAAAAAACTACCAGTACCAAAAGTTGATAATCTAAAATTTAGAATATCAAAAAAATGTACTTCTGAACAATGGGAAAAGTTAAATGAATCTGGAAGTGTTGATTTAGTTGAATCATGGTTAAAAGAATTAATTGATAAAGAAATTGGCAAAGGATTTACCGAAATAGTTTAGTATGAAGGATGAAGAAATATTACAGGAAATTAAAAAATACTTTTGTATTGAAGAATTTGTTTCAAAAGAAGTTTTTGAGAAATATGGGGAATCAGCATGGCAATTTATATCGCCACGTTTACTTCACACAATGCTTATAATTAGAAAAGAGTTTAAAAAAAGCATAACAATAAACAATTGGAAATGGGGCGGTAAATTTAGTCAAAGAGGTTTAAGGGAAAACACTTGCAGAATGGTAATGAATAAAAACAGATTAGGTAAAACATATTTATCTACTCATGTTTTAGGTTGTGGAGTTGATTTTGATATTCAAGGTGTTGATCCTATGGATGTCAGAATTTGGTTAGCTGGTAATCCAGATAAA